CCGGAAACGCTGGTGATATTTTCCCAGCCAACTAGACCGATGCGAATACCGTCCATCAGCACAGTGACCCTGTCCTCGGCAGCTTGCATCCGCTCGTCAATGCTGTTGGCTACGCGAAATTGTCGCACGGTCAGCGGACGCAAGAAGAACCTAGGCGGCTGTTTCTTGCCTCGGTCGGACTCCAACACGTGAGGCAGGCGGGCCTCGGGATCAATGGCCAGTGGCATTCTTCTTGACTCCAAAAAAAGGAAGTGAGCAGCGAAAGGATTCGCCCCAGCACTGGATTAGTCGATGGTGATGGCCAGTTCGTCATCGCCGCCGTCAGTGCCGCGATTGAGTTGGAAGTTAATGTCGTTGATCTGCACGCTGTTGCGGTCAGCATCTTGAACGTTTTGGAATTGCAACGCGGGAGCTGCAAAGGCCACGCGATTGTCCTCTTCGCCAACGCTCAATTCTATGGCCTGTTCCTCGCTGCTGAGCCAATCCCCGAAATCATCGCGACCGGCAACTAATGCCGCTTCCGGATTGAGCTGGCCCACTATCAGGCGATCCGTAACCACCGCACTACAGTAGCCGCTGATATCACCGGGATCTTCTCTCAGCACCACTGTGTTGCCGAGGTCGATGGTCAGTTGTTCGATCTTGGGATTCCAACTCGAACCGATCAGCAGGCCGCTATCGGCAAAGCGGGGAGGCAATACGTTGGGATAATCAGGAGCGATGATCGTCACGTCGGTCGGTGGATTCCAGATTCCGGTGAACGTGAACAGAACCGAGACTGGCACACCTGCCTTGAACGTGAAGACAGCCGTCCCCATGCAGCCGCGTAACACCTTGTAGAGGCCATCTTGATAGGAGCCGATAGTGATTGTCTTCACGCCACCAGAACCGGGAGGCCGAGTAACGGGGAGATAAACGCCCGTGTCGAGAACGAAACCACAAGCGGGCAAAAATGTAGATGCCCACGCTGGCGTCGTCTCGCCGCCGATCAGATCCAGAGAAAACGTAGCAGTACCGCCACGAGCCCCAGCAACGCTCGGTAGTGGGCCGAAGACACCTTGCCCCATTCGCTGAGTCATTTCGATATTAGCTTGCACGTCCGCCGTGTAGACGTTGAAGACCGCATCGGACGCGGAGAGCGTCTCGGCAGCGCCGACAGTGGTTTCAATTTTGGCCGCCAGCACGCGGCGTTTGCGTAGGAGTGGAATGGTCATTTTAGGCGTCCTTTTATCCGGGGGTGTAAGGGTCGTTTTCGGGGGTGCGATAGGTGACGGTGAGCGTTAATTCCAGACCGCAAAAATCACCATTGGCCAGCGGGAATGATTGGACCGAATCGATCATGGTGTACATGGCCAAATTGCCCCAGCGTTCCCACCCGGCGGGAGCGGTAATCTTCGTCAGCACCAGACCGAGGAACTCGTTAATGCGAGTGTCTATCGGCGTGGTGTCAGAATCGGAAGCACGCACGATCAGATCGAGGGCAAACTGTTGATCCCAGGCTTGATAGTAGGGGTTGCCTTCGCAGCTTTGCGCTTCGTTCTTGAAGGCATCGCCCTGCCAGAGCCAGATCTGCATATTCTCCGGCGCAGGCAACTGCAAACGTGAAGGACGAATGACAGTGACCCCGGTCGTGGCTGCAACGCGTGTTTCAATCGCGGCGGCAATTTGCTCGAGTACAATGAGTGTCATATGGCTCCCGACCGCTTCAGCAAAAGGAATTTAATGCGGCGGTTCAAGTTTTTATCTAACAAAGCATCGGCATCGAACTCGGTTTTCACATCGAGTTTTTCGCCCAGGAACGCCACGGCTGGCGATGGTCCAAAGAGCCGGACAATCGGCAAGCGTGATTTTCCAACGCGGCGGAACACCTGGCGATTCAGCTTGTCAATGGAGAGTCCAAAGGCTGACTTAATCAGACTCCGCGGGCCGCTCTTCTTGATCTTGTAGGTAATTCCTTTTTTGGTTTGCCTGGCGGAAAATCTGGCCAGTGAAACGCGGGCCGCTTCTTTCATTTCGACATTCGCTTGCAGTTTCGCCGCTTTGGCCTTGGTGCGACTAATCAAGGGTATGATATCGCGCCGCTTCATGGTGATTGATTTAGAGAGGTCACTCGCCATCTGTCCGCGAAGCTTGGTCGTTGTGTCGTTAATCGACTGGTACATGGCCTTGCGAATACCTGCTGGCCAGCCGCGCAGTTCCTTTTGCAGCGTGGCCATTTGGGTTTGGTTGAATTCTAAATTGATATCGGTCATTAAAGCACCCAGATCGTCAACATGCCCGCATCTTGCGAAGCAATCGCACCGAGGCTACGAAGTTCCTGCACACCGCCGTCCAATAACGCAACCTTTACCTTGGTCGTAGCACGGTCGAGACCAATCGAAGCGATGCCGGCCACCGCATCGTTGGCCACACTAATCAGCAACTTGCCCGTCAGGACGTGCCCCGCCTCGGCTAGTGGAGCCGGGGGCGAGCGATCAACAATCGCATTGATTGGACGTGCAGATTGGGAGAGTGCATGGACTTCGATCTGCTCCGCGAATTCCTCTAAGGCGAGGAAGATGGCCGCGTCGCTATTTAGATCAAGTCCCACAGGTCACCCCTTCTTAAAAAGCGACAGCAGCAGGGTGTCTGCTGCCGTCGCGATATCTTCAGACGCGAAGTAATCCACCGCTTGGCTGTTGATTACTCTTGGCCACACCTTCCATTGAGCAGCACGGTGTGCAGCACTTCGGCAGCCAGTTTGGCCGTATTCGCCACGCCCGCCAACGTGTTGTCGGTGGAAGTGTCGGTGATCTCTTCTTCCGTAGCATCCCAGTAGATGGGATCACCAGCGTCCCATGTGTCGGCACTCTTGGCTGCTAACTCATGCAATCCGCTGACCTCTACAGCACCTGGGTTACCGTCGATGATCGTATCAACCGCAACGCCGATTTCAGACCCCATGACGACTACGCCACCACTGGCGATGTCCGCTCCACTGGGTGTATGCGTGCGGCGATGGCCGCTGCCTCGATAAGTGTTCATGGCTTTCCTCTGATCTCGCAACGAAAGGTAATTGAGTAAAGAAACAAGCAGCCCGGCGGGCGAGAATCGACTCCCCGCCGGGCTCATTTAATTCAGACGCTTATGCCGCGCCCTTGTCCTCGGTCAGGCCACGCCAGTCGATGGCCTTGGCCGCAACCGTGTGACGGACAGCAAACTTCACATCCTCGGTGTCCCATTCCGTTTCCTGTTTAAGGACGGGCATTGGCTCGTCTTCCAAGAAGCAGACTTCGACCGTATCGGTCTGTCCTTGGCGATAGTCGGCCAAGAGGTACCACTTGGTGAGACTGGATGCGTCGAGCCGCGAATTGCCAACCACGGTCAATCGACCGCTGAACGGGTTGGGCGTCGCATTGGCCTTGCTCGGATCTACCACCGAACTCACGAACTGCTGAGCACCAATTTCCAGTGCCACTGGGCAGATCAGGAACTTAGGCACCAGATCGAGATCCGCCACCCCCAATGGTCCCTTTTGCTTACGCATCCGATTCCAGGTGGGCAACAGAGACGCGACCGTATAAGGAGCCGCTCCTGCACTGCCCAACTTGTTCGCGTGATTGGTATCATCGAACAAGGGATTGCCATCGCTCATGTTGGCATTTCCCGTGAGGACTGCGTAAGCCACATCTTCTTCCTTGCGAGAAGCGGCGGCGGCTTGCAGCATGGGGATGCGACTGAACGCGTCCTGGTCATCATTGATGAAGGCGCGGCGAGTCAACTTGAGCCCATTGTTGTACTGGGCCAAAGCGTAATTTTCCTTGCCATCAGAGAGCGAGACGTACTGAATCCCCTCGTCTGTGATCGGCTTCAAATTAGGCGACTCAGACAGGGCCGTGCGGCTGATCTCTTTCAGGTCTGGTGCCGTTGCTCGGCGAGCCCAAAGCTGCCAAGTTGGCGAACGATCCATATAGGATTGCCGGAGAGTCTTGCCCATGACGTTGGCCAAGATGCTGCCGAAGTCACCAATCCCCTGAGACAAGGCGAAGATGTCTGGATATTTCTTACGGAACTCACGAGGGCCAATCAGTTCAGCCAAGCGAACATTGGAGATTTCATCGACATCGGGCACACCCAAGGCCCGCAAGTAGATTCGCATCAGACCCGAGGTATTCGCACCACGCCACCGCAAAGCACGCTGGTCAGGTTGGCGATAGTCAGGCTGGCCATCGGCAGACAAACAGACCATATCGTTCTCATCAGTTTTGACGAGGCGACTGTATCCGCTGCGCAACATGATCGCATCTTCGATTGCTTGCGGCAACGATTCCAATGTGGTGTTGCCACCACCGGTAACCGTGTGGCTGGTGCGAACCGTGGAGGGTGGGAACTTGGCAGCCAGGGCAACGCCAGCAGCCTTACGCACGTCGGCAAAAGGGGTGCCGTCCAAGACGTGCTGCCCGGCGAAAACCTTGGCTTCGTCGTCGCTCATGTTGGCGGATTTTCCGAGCGCGAAGAACACCTTTTCGTCGGCTTGGATTTTTGCCAGCGCCACCTGATCGGGATCTTCCGGAGTGACTTTACCACCATCACCAGCTTCCAACGTGACCACACGGGCAGAAATCTGAGTGGCAAGTTCCACCTTGGCGAGGACTTTGGCACCTTCCAAATCAGCCGGGCTCTGCATTGCGAGTGCAAATACAATCGCCTCGGCGTCGGTCGCTTCTTTCTTCAGGCCTTTCGATTCCAAGTAAACGCGTAGTTCTGGATTCATTTTTTTCACTCCTTCTTGAGGATCGGCCGTAGATAGCAGGCCATTGGGGTTAGCTGCCGGGCTTCGGACGAAATCCACGGCTGTAAGTTCAATCACTCGTCCCACTGTTTTAAGGGGCTTGCGGTCAGGCCCCAGAATCACTTCCTTTTTCCCCATATACACAATCGATAGACCGATCATTCGGGGATTCTCTTTCGCTATTCCAAGCAGATAATCACGCAAAGTTCCGTTCGGGCCCTTGTTCGCATATTCACCCAATTGCACATCGCCACGCACGGCGTCGCCTACAATGCGGACGCTGCTCGAGATGACATTTCCCACAAGTGTTCCCAGGCCATCCACCACCGGCACGCCCGCAGTTCGCTGGGCATGAGTGTGGGTATAGTGCGACGGGATCTCTGAGCCGCGCAAAGCATCGACAACCTGCTGCAACATGACATCATCGACCTCGAACCCCCAACCGTCCGCCGGTCCTTTGCGAATGATCGCGACGTTACGCAATTGACCACTGTCAAAATCAACATCGACTTCACCGAGCGCACTCCCAAAAGAGTCCAGCGAAACTTGCTGTGGATCTGACTGTGCTGCGAGCATGAAGGCTTGATTGAGTTTGTGGCGACGTGGCATATTACTCGGCTCCCTGGGCATTGAGATCGTTCGTGACGGAAGCCCCTGCCGGGGCATTAGCCAAACCGCGTGGCTTGGGCTCACGTGGATTCACCTTAGGCTGCTGTCCGCTCGGAGTCATTTCTGGCAAGCCGATGCCATTGGGTCTCGTGGGCGTCGCCAGTTCTTCGGTGGCATACTCTTGTTCGTCGTCGATCACATCAAAAATGTCATTGATGGGGCAGCCGTTGATGGCCATCGAAATCTGATCGCGAGACTTAAATCGCTCGTCAACCATGATCTTGGCGGCGGCTGCCTGATTGGCTGGATCTACCCAAGGCTTACCAGGAGGGCATACCTGGCATTGCAACCACAACTCATCGGTGGCCACATCACCAAGCATCTCACCATAGCCAGGTGCATCGAGACGGCCTGCGTAGATTTCCAGTTCAATGAATAGCCGATAGATCGGCACGATCCAATCGGAGATTATCAACTCTTGGAGCGGGTCGGTTTCGCCATCGCGCTCGATCAGTGCTTGACGCTGAGAACTGAAGCTACCGAAATCGAAGTCGCGGGCAGTGGTTGGATAATCGAGACCTGCACCGGCTGAAACTTCCTTCAACTGCTGGTGCATATAGGGCTGATAGGTGCCACCTGGAGAATTCGGCACATGGAACTTGGCTGTTTTTCCAGGCGGCAAGTTATGACACATCCCCGGCTGAATATCCAGTTCGATGCTGCCATCGTCCTTGGTCGTGGGGGGAGTGGCCGAGGGGCCAAGGTAATCCATCCAGTTGCTGGACGTGGGCTCTTGGCTTTCTATGGTCATGCCAATAGCTGCCTCATACGCGGCGCGAATCGACATATTGTCGTCGTACCGAGCGGCCTTACGCATCTTGGGCAGTACGCGGGCCAAGCGAGTGTAGCCGTGACTCTGGCCGACTTGCGTGGGCCGCATCAGGTGTAGCACCTGCTCCGCTGGATATCGATTGGAGACCAACAGCGGCAGGCCACGGCGGAAAGAATAATCATTCGGGTGTCGATCATAGACCCAATAAGCCACCGGCGCGCCGTCAGCATCCTCTTCGATCCCGCGACGGATTTCGTTGCCATTGTCTGGATTGCTAAGAATGATCGGATCAAGTTGTTCAGGAGCGAACATCCGCACGCGCAAACCCGAAACGCCCGCCCGCTCGACCACTTCGAGAATCGCGAACGCCTGACCAACGAGAGTCAACTCCGTGATCGCCAATTGCTGGATACCGAGGAAAGATTTTCGACGCTCCGCATCGCATTGCTTCTTGTCTCGGCACCAACTGGCAAAGAGGCGGTTGGCCTTGCGATTGAATTCTTTACGCGGCTCGCCATCTTCGTCTCGGGCATTGCCACGGCAGGTGATGCCTGTACCAATGACATGCCGCCGGAAGCCATCAACGATTGAGCCAGCAGCCCAGTCGTCACGCTCGGCTGCTCGAGCGCGAGCGTTGATGGTGTCCATGTCAGGAATGACTGCGAGATCAGCCGAGACGTTACTCGCCCGCCATTCGGCAGTGAGACGCGATTTTTCAGCCGCCGCAAATGTCGAAAGACAGAAGTTCATCTGCTCGCGAGCAACGATCCGCTTCCTTCCCCACGCTGGGGAAATTGCACCGATCAGGCGGTCTATTGTCTGGGCGATTTGCATTTATTTGGGGCGGTTAAAACGAACGACGGAAGCGGACACACGGCGGGGGGCACTCAATTCAGCGATCTTGCTTGTCACCCATTCATAGCTGGCTCTCAATTCACTCAGGTCATTTCTAGTAAGACTGCGACCATTGACCGAATAAGATTTCACACCACCCGTGGTGAGTGCGGTAATGGCTGCCAACGTAGCCGATTGCAGTGCAGTTAGTTCGGCTAAGGTGGCGGCCATGAATCTCTTCTCTCAAATGGTTACTCGTGAGATCTGATCTTAAGGCGTGGGGGATTACGATTGGAACTGAGGTTTTACAGAATCTGTAAAAGTGGTTTCTATTTTTTTGGGGATGATGCGAGCGACCTTGCAAGACTCCTTGCAGTCGGCAATCGGGCAATAGCAGTAGCGGATCTTTCCCTTCGTGCTGCCAGCCAGCATTGGCACGGAATGCGTGGGGCAGAGCGGGCGTTCGATGACCATCATTTGTGTAGAGTGTGTCATAGTGCTACCTGCCATCCGCTTGTACGTTTCGGTTGCTGACGAACTGGGGTTTGTTGCTGGGGAACTGCTGTTGGTGCTGGTTTGCTGATTGGTGATTGTGGTCGCGACTCGGACTTGGCCGGCGTGGTGTCAGGAACTCCCCGGCCTTGAGTCGCGAGCAGCATGGCCACATAGCTGTAGCGGTGAGCATCGCGATAGTCATTGGGGATCGTATCGCTGATACGCTGCCATTTTTCCCGGGAATAATTGCGGCTGTCTGTCTCTTGGACCGAGGTCTCGTTAAGCATCTGCTCCAGATAATCTTGGTGCTGTGATTTGCTGGCGGCATAAATCGAGTGGGATCCAGGGTCTCCGGCGGCGAACCGCAAAGTATGCAACTGACTCTCGATCCAATCTTGTGTCGTGATGGTATCTACGTGGACTAAGGGGGCACCGGGGCGAGCCGTGTTTTCGCCAAGAGTGACTACCTTGAACGGTGTTTGCATGGCGACGTTCGCCCCCTTGCACGGCAAAATCCGGATCCCCTGGCGGCCACACTTCGCGCAGAAATCGTAGATTTGCGACGCCCGGAAACCTGAATCGAAGAGGCCCATACTAATGGCCAGTTCAATGATTCCGTTTTGCATCGCATACTGTTTTGCGAATACCAGATCGATCAATTCATCCCGGGTGGTGACTTCGCCGTAGGCCAGCGTGTGAGAGCGATAATCCGGAGCCCACGCATCGACAACGTAGACCGTCTTTTTGTCTTGCTGATCGCAGCCGATGGTGAGCAGCGTGAAGCCATCTGGAACAATGCCAGGCGGAATCGAGGATATGAGCCGGTCTCCAAGCTGTTCCCACGTCTGGTCTTTTGCTGTGATCTCCCACGTCTCAGACAGCCATTGATTCACAAAGTTTCGCAGGTCTTGGGGGCTCGGCTTGCTACTGACAAACTCGGCGGCGATATCACCCCAGCCAAGCGAGAGCGAGTATAAGCTTGATAGCTGGTAGCCTGCCTCTGGACCATCGCGGCGGGGAGTGCCTTTGATCCACGTGGCAGCAGCCCAACCACCCCAAGGAGAAGATTGCTCATGAGTCCAACGCTCGGCAGCCAGC